ATGTTATCTACTATAAGGTCTCCTGTTACTTGTACGTTTCCTGTAACATCTAATTCTTTGCCTGATGCAGGACTGCCACCAATACCAACACCTGCCGTAGATAAAAACATAATACTGTTGTTACCATCGCCATCAGTTATTTGTTGAGCAGTAGATGTTAAGACTGTATTAGCACTTGTCTTTAAGAGCCCTACATACGTTACTGATATTTGTGTGTTAGTTAATGTTGCCATTTACAATTTTTTTTAAGTAAATAATTAATTTCTGCACATTTTTATTTTTTGGTTTACTTTTTCTTTTCATAAAACCCAGCCATTAAATAAACTATCTTTATCAGGATCAATGTCCTCGTTTGTGTTTGACGTATATTCAGGGTAGCTACTTTGATTGAAGCTCATAAAATCTATAAATCTTCTTGTGTAATACTCTGCTATATCTCTTTCTTTTTTTACTAAATAGTCAATTTCGTTTTTGCTAACTGTTTCTGCATTTTCGCTTGTGTGTTTAAAAACACCACCATTTTTTATTTGATATGCTGCAAATGGTATATAGTCTGCCATTGCATAGTGTATCAGCATCGGCTGAATATATGTTCGGACAAGTGTTAAATAAGCACCTGTTAAATTTGAAGCTGATATATCTGTACTGATTTTATTATAAAGATCTGTGCCTAAGTAATTTCTTATGTGTATCTCTTGTGCTATTTTTATAAACTGAATAAACTTATCAGTATCAACATTTCCATCTAAAATGGAATTTTGTACTAATTGTTTTCTTGTTATAAATAATGCAGTCGCCATAATTATCTTGGGTTTTTATATCCTCTGTTGGGCATATCAATAGGTCTTGTTGCCACTTCTCTTGGGTTTTGGTTTTTCTTCGGTGCAGATGGACCTTCAAATCTTGCACCTTTTCTATCATCAAGTGGTAATGCACTAATTATTTTTCTTGCCCGACCCACTGATATTTTTTTGTTATTCTTTTTTAAATATACCCTACGAAGCCATACGTGATGGCAATTTGCACCACCTTTGTAAAGCCATATATTATAGCCTTCTCCTTTTGCATCTGCAGGGCTAAGATCTACATTAGCCTTACTTATTTTATTTAAATCTTCAACACGATAAACTTTGTTAGCTTTTAACATTTTTCTACAAAATTCTCTACTAATTACTTTGCCATTTTCATCCCTTGTCAAATCCCCAGAATATGCGTACCTGATTCTAAATAGATCTGTATCCTGTATGCTTTTTTTTCTTGCATCACCTGTTACAACTGTGGCAAATTCAAAATATTTTTGTATCTCGCTTTCATCTTCCAAAGCTAATCTTTCATCAATTAATTCCCACTCATCGCCCATTTCTTCTCCTTTTGCTATAACATTATCTGCCACTTGTGATCCTAGATCACCACCTAAGTAGTAATCTTTCTTTAAATCATCCCTTTTTACACCAGTTTCTTCTTCTCTTGTTTCCTCATCATCAACATTTTCTAAATCTGTAAACTCAAGTGGTTGTAGTGTTTTGAAATATAATTTAAGTGATACATTGTTATATGCTAGTATTTTTTCAAAGTGATCAATTAACAAGGTCTGAAATGGTCTAATAACTGTATTATCCATCAATATACTTGCAGTTTTCAACTCATCTGCATTATTACCTAAACCTGATTGATCTTTGATGCCTAATAACATTGGACTAACTACCCTGTGGCTAACCATTATTTTTTTTGTACTTTCCTCACTTAAAAACTGATACTGATTGTGTGCATCACTTAATTGAATAGGATCAATACTGGCTTGTGCTTCTGGGTTGTCGTTGAAAGCTAAAATAAATTTACCTGCATTACTACTACCACTAAACTTTTGGTATATTCTTTGTTCTATAAGTCGCCTTTCTTCCTCGTTAGGTACACCATTGTTAAAATTTATAAGCATTGATGGTGCTAAACCATTAAGTATGTTATTCAAATGATAATTACTAACTTCTTCTTCAAGCTCTGCATATTGCAAACCACCCTGATAATCAACAGGACTATAATAAAAATAACCTGCCCTGTAAGGTTTTATATACATAATCTCAATACTTTCTTTGCTTTCGCCAAAGGCTGGTATTCTTTTTAGTTCAGTTTGTGGTTTTACTTTCTCCCAATCAGGTGCATAATAATATGCCTTTATGTCTCCATTTTCACTTTTCTCTGCTCTTAGTGTCTCAACAGGCAAATGTTCTAGTTGTACGATTCTTGACCTATCTTGTGAGTAGATTACCTGTATAGCACATTGACCCATTAGTTTTAGATCATAGCATAATTTTCTTACACATTGGTTTTGAAATAAAACTTTCATTTGTGCGTACTCGTTTGGCTTAAAGCTACTGTCAGTAGCATCTAAACCTTTGCCATAAATCATTTCACTTATTGCATTAATAATTGCGTTGTTAGTTGGACTACCATTATAACGATCAATTAAATACTTAAAGTACAAGTTGTCTTCGCCATATTGTATGTAATCCCTATTATATACCTCAACGATTTCAGGGCTTGTATATGTGCTTAAATTAATTACTCTTAAATCACTCATATTGTAATGTATTCATCATCAAATGATATGCTTGTATATTCTCCAGTATTAATATCATAGTTGCCATTTGTAAGGCTTTGGTTTGTAACAAAAATTTTATCTCTGTATATTGTGTCTGATGAAGTGTTTACTGTTAAATTATAAAATCTGTTTTCTTTTAAAATTGTGTTACCTGAACTATCTACCATACCTGAACCTGAGACTGATATTGTTGCATAATTATTATTTGTAAAAGATGTAGATATATTGCTATAAGTATAGCTTTCGTTTGTAACTTCATCTCTTATAACTATGTTATTTACTGCTACAAAACTTCTAGGAATTATTTTTATGCTTTGCCCAGTAGCACTTGTAGTTAAAATCTTCATATCTATATAACAAAGTAAAGACAAATTTTTGTAAAAAAAAAGAGGGTATAAAACCCTCTAATTTTCGAAAGTATCAAAATACTTAATTTACATCAATTTGTGATCCTTGTGTTTCTGCATTATATGCTGCGGTAGCTATATAGTCAGGTGCTTCTGTTTCTTGAGCAACAAATGTAAGTGAGTAACCATATAGGTCGCCCATAGCTGCTCCACTAGAAAATGTACCTGTAGTTAATTCGCAACCGTGATCTTTACCAACTAATCTAAAATTCCCATTATAATCTTCAACTATTATATGTGGTCGAGATACTGCAAGTAACTTAATTTCATCTTGTGTTTTTTCTTCTTGAAAAGTCAAGTTTAAAGTAAGTGTGCTTTCGTAAAAAGTTGTACCGTTTTCTCTTGATGAGTTTACGGTTGTATCAAGTGTTGAGTTTCCTTTAATATCAAATTTCATAAAAGTAGGAGTGCCACCAAAATCTGTAATTAAACTGTTTGCAATAGTCAAAGCACCTAATGTGCCATAATCTGCAAAAGTAACAGACTTTAATCCACCGACCCCTGATTTACAAGGTAACTCTCTCCCTTTTGTTAATAAACAAGCCATATTTTTATTTTTTTAAAAAAAAAGGTAAGTAGGCTTTTACCCACCTACCTTTCTTATGTTAATCAATATTACGAATACAATACAATATCAGATCCGATACCGTGCTGTACTCCTGCGCTTCCTCTTAAAATTACTCTAACATTTTGACTTCCATCAATGTCAGCCATATCAATAAGCTTTACTTCTTGCCAGTCGTTTAATAGACCAGTTCCGAAGAATAGGTTTGAAGATTCAGCTGCAACCATTTTATTTGCACCAAGACCTGGAGCAGTAAATAATGGAATGCCCTGGAAATTCATCTCTGTTTTTCCAACATTGTATAAATCTCTATAACCTAATGCTGCTTGTGCTTGAATGTAAAACTTTGCTGCACTTGTAGGAATGTAAATTTTTAAATCTTCTTTATTATACACACCACTAGGAATAGCATCTATTACTTTATCTAGCTCTGCAATAATATTTGATTTACTCAAAGTAGTTCCTGAAACATCAACAACATCACTATCTGCAGTCAACAATGCTTGAAAGCCATCAAACTCCCCATTGTTCGCAGTAGCACCTTGCCATATATTTTGTTCAACTTTTTCAGCAACTTTTGCTGCAACTTGTGCGATCAAAAAATCAGAAAATTGACTTGGTAAATTGTCATATTGGCTAAAGCCCATACTGTTAGCTTCCCAGTCTTGTCTGAAATCTTTTTTACAAAGTTGTAAGTTTACTTGAAACTCCTCTGGTTGTAAGATTCTTTCTGTTAATGTTACATTTGAAGTAGGGTCAAAATCACAAGATGCGTCCTTTAAAATTGCATCCATTGATAATTTTTTAACCACTTCCTTAAATTTAATGTTGGGTTTAATTGAAACCCCACCTTGTGATAACGTAACTCCACTCAAAAGAGCTGCTGCAATATACTCACCTGCGAACTCGCCTGCGTATGAAGTTGTTATTGAAGTTGTAGTAGCCATATCTTATATATTATTTTTTTTAATTATTAACTTGGATCAGTAGCTGTAATTGAACCTGCGCTGTTTCCGATACCCCAAACATACCACTTGTTACCATCTGACCAGATGTCGATAAAATCTCCAACTGATTCTGCTGATGCCACGAAGTTAATTTGATCTTCTCCAGAAGCTGCTACAGATGCACCATTTACTACTAAAATTCCATCTATATTATCTCCTTCTGCACTATCAATGATATAATTTGATGTATCAAATGCGTTTGCTACAACAAATCTAAAATTAAGTCCAGACTCTACTGCTGGTAATGTTACAGTAACCCCTGCTGATGCAGCAAGTTCGTACCATTTACCACTATCTGCTGCTGTAAGAGTAACTGCTGCTGATACTGCATCAACATCATTTTTAATTCTTACAACATCATTATTTACGTGTGTTAAAACTGCCATAATTATTTTTTATTATTTCTTATTAATTATTGATTCCATTACTCTATCTAGAGTACTTGCTTTTCTATTCTGTGCAAATTTAAACTTTGGCTCAGTTTTTTTGTTTTCTGGGCTATGCTTAATTGGTTTTGCAGCAGGTTGGTTACTCATCTCAACTGCAATTTCTGTTGCAACTTGTGATGCCATTTCATCTTTTTCTTTGTCCTTGTGATCCATCATTTTTTTGACTTCATCTTCAATGTGCTTTTTAAGGTCATCCATTTCTTTTCTAAATTCTTCTCTTGTAACATATCTCATTTTTTCTTTATCTTCATCTTCATCCTTGTCCTTTTTTTCTTCTTTTTCTTCATCATCCTTATGCTCGTAAAGTTCAGAAATCAAGCCTTCTTCTTGCACACTCAAAACTCTACCATCTTCCAAAGCATACTCGCCAACTGGTAATGGTATTTTTTCATCATCGGACAAAATAAAAACTTCTTTTCCACTTTCAAATAATTCTGCTTCTAAAACAGTACCATTATCAAGTGATAATTTTTCTAATTGTACGTCTTCCATACCTAGTAAATTTTTAATTTGTGATAATAATTCTTGTGATTTCATACCTATTTAACAACAGGTATAAATTATTTTGCATTTAAGAAAATATTAAGTTGTAGATCCTATGCCTTGAGCTCTAAGTGAGCCATCGCAGCACTCAATACGATAGGTTTCTTCATCCCAACAAAGACAAGCACGATTACCCCCTATTGGACTTGCGTGTCTACCATAAGTAAGTTCTATAAATTTGTTGCGTAGTCTTCTTTTGCTTTTGTATTTCATTTGGTTGACTTTGGGTGTTTTTTTGGTAAAAGATCGTTGTCC